TGGTAGCTCGTTCTGGTGTTAAATTCGTGTACGATGCTAAAGAATGGGTTGCAGGCACTTGTTTTGTGTTTGAAAGTAATATCTACGAGGTGGTTGTTGATGCAATCAAAACACTAGTAGAGCAAAACGAAGATAAATATAAGTATTGTTTTATACTAGATTCTGTAGATGGACTGATATCTCAACAGGATATAGATAAATCTTTTTATGATTCTAATAAAGTGGCAGGTGGCGCAGTTATCGCAGCTAACTTTATGAAGAGAATGTCTATATCTCTCGCAAAAAGGGGTCATATGGCTATTTTCATTAGCCAAGTGAGGGCAGACATCAAGTTAGACCCCTACTCAAAGGCTCCGATACGTCAGACGTCAGCAACAGGTGGTAACGCACTCTTGCACTTTGCAAACTACATTATTGAATTTGAGCCTCGATTCAAGTCTGATATGATTTTACAAGACCCAGCGAAAAAACAACCAGACCCCAAGACTAATCCTATAATTGGGCATTGGGCTAAAGCTACAATTAAGAAATCTCCAAATGAAAAGACAAACAATACTATTCCATATCCTATTAGATATGGTAGAACTGGAGGCAAGTCCGTTTGGGTAGAGAAGGAGCTTGTCGATCTATTGTATATGTGGGAGTTTGTCACCAAAAAAGGCGCTTGGATTACTATTGGAGAAGAGCTTAAAGAACTTGTGGTTGATGTTGTACAAGATTTACCAGAAAAAGTTCAAGGAGAGGCTAATCTATTTAAAATGATAGAAGAAAATGAAGCCCTATCTACATTTTTAATAAATTATTTTAAATCCAATATTGGTGAACTTTAAAACTCTATACGGTAAAGAAAAACCTCTTAGAAATCCACATAAATACAAAATAAAGTGGAACGGAAAATGCCGTAGTAAATTTCAAGCAGAAGTTAGAAAATATTTATATAAATATTGGAAATATGATGCCGTATATGAAGAATTTAAAGTCGTTGGGACTCAACTTTCTTTAGATTTTTACAATCATAATAAAAAAATAGCAATAGAGGTTCAAGGTGCTCAACATCTTAAGTTTGTTAAGCATTTTCATAAGACCAGGGCAAACTTTGTTCGTCAAATAAGAAGAGATAACAAAAAAATAGAGTTTTGTGAGCTAAATAACATAAAATTAATAGAAATTTATCCAGATGACGAATTATCTCAAGAATATTTCGAAAAGCTTTTAGGGTAGGTGTAAATGATATTATGGCGGAACCAAAATTTAAAAAATTCATGTTGCCCGAAAAGCTGACTAATCAATTATATGAACTAACTGGCTCCAAAAATGCATATAAAGGTTATATAATAGCTTATTGTGGGGAAGACGGAACCCCAGTAATATATTCTAGCTGTGATACTCAAATTACAGAAGCTGGACTTATGAGATGTTTAGAAGGATATATAGCTGAACAGGTTGGAAACGGAATGGAAGTTGAGCCAGAGGATTAATAAACTTGACAAATTAAATCGTCTATGTATCATGGGTTAAATGATATATAGTCTAGAGATAGAAAAACAAGTACTAGCGGCCTTTATACAAAAACCAAAATCATTAGTCAGCTTCATACATCTTATTAGCGAATCTGATTTTCATGATGGGTCTCTTTTGCATAGAACCCTTTTTGCGGTTTTAAAAAAAGCTTGCCAACAAGACGAATCTATTGATGAAATTGTTTTAGTTCAAAGAATAAAAGACCTTGGAATTAAATTTGAAGAAGATATTTCTCTTATTGATTATGTTAGATCTTTATCAATGCGAAAAATATATTCTAAAGAAAAGGTTGAATCATCTATTAAAGAATTAAAAAAGTATAGCGTCAGAAGGGAGATAGGTAAGACGGCTCAAAAAATTGCCGACTCTATGAAAAACATATCTCCAGATGTTTCTTATTTAAATATTATAGAATCTGCAGATCAGATATATAATGAAAAAATTAATTTATTCGAAGTGGGCGATGATATTCCTCAAAACATCTACGAAGAAATGGAAAGTTTTATAGAAGAGCGCGGCAATAATCCAGTCGACGAGTTTGGAATGATGGGGCCTCATGAAAAGATAAATGATATTTATGGCTCTTTGTTGAGGCCAGGAAATATAACCGTTATCGTAGCTAGGTCTGGTGTAGGTAAAACTCAGTTTTGTATGGACTACGCCACAAAAGTTTCTTCTCAATACAATGTTCCAGTATTACATTTTGATAATGGAGAAATGAGCAAAGAGGAGCTAATTATTCGTCAGTGTGCCGCTTTATCTGGCGTTCCAGCTTATCTATTAGAAAGTGGAAAATGGAGACAAGCTGGTCAAAATACAGTAGATAAAGTTCGTTCGGTTTGGTCTAAGGTTAAGAAACTTAAATTTTATTACTACAATGTCGGCGGTATGGACGTTGATTCTATGATAAATACTTTAAAAAGATTTTATTACTCAAAAGTAGGACGCGGCAACAATATGGTTTTTTCTTTTGATTATATTAAAACATCATCTGATGGGATTACTGGAAATAAAAATGAATGGCAGCTTGTTGGAGAAATGGTTGATAAGTTTAAAAAATGTATTCAAAAAGAAATAGTAGAAGACGGATCTCCAGTTGTTCCAATGATAACCTCTGTTCAATCAAACCGTAGCGGTATCACTACGAATCGAAATGCTCAAAATATTATAGATGACGAATCTATAGTTTCTTTATCTGACCGCATCACGCAGTTTTGTTCTCACATGTTTATATTAAGATCAAAAACAAATGATGAAATTGCAGAAGAGGGTAATCAGTTCGGGACGCATAAATTAATTAATGTTAAAGCTAGACACTTAGGTCGAGATATTGCTGGTGCCTGTGAACCAGTTCAAGTAGATGATAACCTTAGAAAAAACTTTATTAATTTAGAGTTTAAAAATTTTAATATAACCGAGCATGGAGATTTAAGAGATATCGTTACATTTAGAAATACTGGAGGAGATTTAATCTCTACAGAAACACAAACCCTTCCATCTTTTGAGGACCTATAATGAATTCATATCAACAATCCTTAGAGAAGCTGGGATATAACCTACAAGACTGCGGTAATCATTGGCGCAGTAGAGCCATTTATAGGAATGGAAAAACAAATACTTCTCTTATAATATATAAAGATAGTGGGGTTTGGAAAGATTTCGGCTTAGACAATCAAGCCAAGCCATTTACGGCATTAGTTAAGGAAACACTTAAAACAGAAGATTTTAAAGTATTAAAGCAATATTATCCAGATACCCAAGAAACATATATTGTAAATAAACCCAAAGAAGAAAAGATAGAAATGGAAAAAATATATCCAATTTCATATTTAGATAAACTTTTGCCAATGAGAACATTCTATGAAAAGAGGGGAATATCAGAAGGAACACAAAAAATATTTCAATGTGGTTATGCTGGCGGTGGTAAAATGTATAGGCGTATAGTTTTTCCTATTTATGATTTAGATAACCAAATACACGGATTCTCTGGTAGGACAGTGATAGAAGGGGACAATATTCCCAAATGGAAACATATGGGTCGCAAAACAAATTGGGTTTATCCAAATCATCTTGCTCATGAATATATAGATAAATCTGGAGAAGTTATTTTAGTAGAAAGTATTGGCGACTGCATGGCTCTTTATGAAGCTGGTTTTAAAAATGTATTAATGCTCGCTGGATTAGATATTTCCAATAAAATGATTTCATACTTAAATGCGTTTAACTTAGAACGTATTATTATTTCAACAAATAATGATAAAACAAAAGAAGTAAACTCTGGAGCTTTAGCTTCGGTTAAGATTGCTTCTAAGCTATCGACTGTATTTGATCTTTCCTTAATAAAAATTAATCCTCCCGTAAATAACGATTTTGGGGAGATGTTAGAGCGCGATACTGGTATGCTAAATAATTTTAAACAATGGTATCAACGAAAAGATAAGTGGTGCATGGGTGATCAAAAATTTCAAGAATATATTTTAAAACAAATAAATCAAAATGATCAACTTAAGAAAAATGTGCACTGCAAAAAATTAATTAAAATTTTAAAAATAAATGCAAGTTAAACTATCAGCTAGTCGCATAAAAACTGCACAAGCTTGTAGTTGGATATACTGGAACAAGTATAAGCAAAATTTACCAGACGCAAACAATGACGGAGCGCGTCGGGGAACAGTTTGCCACAACGCATTTGAATTTTTATCCAAACAAAAAACAAAAACACACTTTAATAAAATTATAAAATCTAAAGATCCCTTTGCATCTAAAGCGTTAAAAGATTTAATCATGTCGGACGCTTCAGAGCTTGGGGTTACCGACGATGACAATATGAATCTTATTAAGGAGATGATTCTTAACGGTCTTAATTGTAACTTTCATGGAGAAGATTTAGGCATACCAGACGAAGCTCATGCTGAGTTAGATTTTGACATAGAACAAAATGGTTATCACATTCGTGGATTTATTGATCAACTGTTTCTGTATAAAGATAAAAAGATTGCGATTATTCGCGACTACAAGACTAGTAAGAAAATGTTTGAAGGAAAAGAAAAAGAAGACAACCTTCAAGATTATATGTATTCTCTTGCGGTCAAAACTCTTTTTCCAGAATATGTAAATAGAACTTCTGAATTTTTGTTTTTAAAATTTAATTTAAAAAAAGACGGCTTGATGAAAATGAAGCCAATTGATGAAGACGACCTAGAAGGTTTCGAGTTACAGCTTGCATCAATTCAAGATTATCTAGAAAACTTTGATAAAAAAGATGCTGTATCAAATTTTGCTATAGATAAAGGTTTTCCAGAAGACGGTTCTTTTGGTGGTAAACTGCAATGCGGGTTCGCTACAGAAAAAGGGCAGCTAAAGAAAGACGGATCGCTGATGTGGCATTGTCCTTATAAGTTTGACTTTTGGCACGTAAAGATTTTAGATAAAGATGGAGAGTTTCACTCTTCTTGTTTTCAAGAAGACTTTAAGAAAGATATGGTTCCAGAAGGTGGCAGTCACGAAATTAAATATTATGAAGGTTGCCCAAAGCATTTAAAATGAAAAAATATACTATAACAAAATCCCAACTACGCAGAGCTAAAAGTCTTTTTGATTTTAAGGAATTAAATAACAGCATTACCAAAGGCAAAGGCAATCTTGCTGGAGCTGTTGGTGAAATTATTGTGAAAGATGCGTACGGTGGCAAAGGCGAAAACACCTACGATTATGATACTGTTATAGAAAACTATAAAGTAGATATAAAAACTAAAAAATTTTCAGATCAATTTGCCCCTAACGAAAACTGGAATTTAAATGTTTCTGATTATAATACAAAACAAAAATGCGATCTTTATTGTTTTGTTGGAGTTAATGAGTCAAACACTACAGCTTATATTTATGGGTTTATGAAAAAGAAAGATTTTTACGATAAAGCTGTATTTGGCAAAAAAGGGGAAGTAGATCCTAGGGGCAACGGCAAGTGGAAATTTAAATCAGATTGTTATAATATTTTAATTAAAGATTTAGCAATATAAGTATTGACAACCAACCAATTAAATGTATATTGGTTGTATGATACCGTTATTTAAATCACATTTTTCTATAGGAAAAAGTATTCTACGAATAGACGATATTCTGTCTTTAACAGAAGGCCTAGAACAAGTCTATTTTGTTGAAGATAATATGACTGGATTTCCAGAAGTCTTTAGAAAATTTGGAGAAAGGCTTAGATTTGGATTAAGATTTTCTATATATAACGAGGATCACAATCAAGAGTCTGAAAGTAGAATGATAGCTTTCGCTAATGGAGACGCGGGCGCAAAAGAATTATATAATCTTTATACTAAACAATCAGATACGAAAATTACAAAGCCGTGGGATGATACTAAAGAATTACAATATGTTGTTCCTTTTTATGATTCTTTCTTGCATAAGAACTTAACAACTTTTTCTAATTGTGTTGTTGATTTGCCTCAAGATGTTTCATTTATAGTAGAAGATAATAATCTTCCTTTCGATTCTTTAATCGAAAATAAAATAATATCATATTGCAAGAACCGCAACAATGAAATTGTTGGTGCTAAATCTATATATTATGAAAATCGTGAAGATGTTTTAGCTTTTCAAACTTATAAATTAATTTGTAACCGCAGAATAGGTAGAACTTATGATCTATCAAACCCTGGACTAGATCACTTTGGTAGTGATGAATTTTGCTTTGAATCATGGAAGAATTACTCAGATACAATTTTAAACAGCGCTACGTAGTTTTTGACACCGAGACAGAGGGTTTAAATTTAATTACTTCTAAGCCTTGGCAGATAGCTTGGATAGAATGTGAAGGCAAAAAAGTTATTAAAAAACATAATCGCTTTATTAAATGGGATAACCTAAATGTTTCTCCAGAAGCTGCTCGAGTTACTGGATTTAATAGAGACCATTATGAATCTGTTGCTGAAGATCCCCTTGTTGTTTGGAAAGACTTTGAAAAGGTTTTGTACAATGATAAGAATCTTATTGTTGGTCAGAATATCCTTGGTTACGACATTTATATATTAAATGTTTGGCTTCGCAACATTGGCGAAAGAATATCTCACGAAAACTATATCAATCGATGCTTTGACACAAAAGCCGTAGCTATGGCAATTGCAAAAGATAGTAAACATCCAGATAAAGACGATTTAATCGCTTGGCAATTGAGATATTTAAATTATAGAGAACGTGGTTTAAAAACAAATCAAAAATATTTATTAGAGCATTACGGTATTGACTTTGATGAAAAAAAGTTACATGATGCGTTATACGATATAGAAAAAAACTTTGAAATATTTCAAAAACAGTTATGGGAATTAGAAATTTAAAATCTTTTAAACAACCAATGCCAGTTGGTGTACGTTTGCCAGAGATTGAAGTAGAAAGGCGAGTTTACTATCAACTTGATCTAGACCCTAAATCTTCTAATTATGATCTTTTAAGGGCGTTATGTCTTCGCGGAGTAAAACAAAGAGGTATCGATAAATTAGATAACAAACAAGAATACTACGACAGAGTAAAGATGGAACTTTCTGTGTTAAATGATCTTGGTTTTGTTGATTATATACTTTTAAATTGGGACATTCTCAATTATTGCCACGAAAATGAGATCCCAACTGGGCCAGGTCGTGGTTCTGCAGCAGGCTCTTTAGTATTATTTTTATTAAAAGTTACAAATGTTGATCCAATTAAGTATGATTTGTTTTTTGAGAGATTTGTATCTAAGAGCAGGGCTAAAAAGACCATTGTTGACGATATAACGTACCTAGACGGCTCTTTGTTGGCTGATGTGGACAATGATATCAGTTATGATAGAAGAGCCCAGGTAATCAAATATATCGAAGAAAAGCATAAAGGCAAAACTTGTAAGATACTAACCTTGAACACATTAAGCAGTAAACTTTGTGTAAAGGAGTGTGGAAAGATAGTCGGACAGATGTCGGAAGATGAGGTGAATATAGTAAGTAATCACATTCCGAAGCAGTTTGGTAAGGTTTACAAGCTTGAAAAAGCTTACGATGAGAGCGATAAATTTAAAGAATTTGCGGACAAAAACAAAAAAATATATAAAATTGCAAAAAAATTAGAAGGATTAAACAAAAATACAGGAGTTCACCCATCTGGTATCGCCATTAGTTTCTACAATATTGAGGAAATAATGCCGATGCAAAGGACAAATGATGGCCATCTTATATCAGCTTACGACATGAATGACGTAGCATCTTTAATGGTCAAATTTGATATTCTTGGTCTCAGAACACTTTCTGTAGTAAATGACACTTGTCAACAGTTAGGCATAGAGATTGAAAATATAGATATAGAACTCCCAGAAATATATGAAAACTTCAAATTCATTGAGGCACCAAAGGGTTTGTTCCAGATTGAAGCGGATACAAACTTTAAAGTCTGTAAAAAAGTATCTCCAAGAAACTTGGATGAGTTGTCGGCAGTTC